TGACTTTATGGAAAAAGATGATGAAGGGTATTCGTACTTCATTCAAGGATTATATCAAGCAAGGGACTTGAGCACAACACAGCTATCGTCACTTGACAATATTTTTAAAGAGATTGGCAATAACTCACAATCTGCAGACTTCTTTGCAGATCCAAGATTTATTGCTAAAGTTATTGCATCTTTCTATAAAGCAAAAGGAAGCAAAATCTCAGCTGAAGGATTCTTTAGAGCGTTCTTTGGTGAAGAAGCTTCTATCGTATATCCAAAAAACAATATGTTTATTGTGAATGATTCTAGATTGGGAACAGATTCTCTTAAATATATACAAGACGATAAGCGATATCAGATACATTCTATTCTAATTCAGTCTGGTATTCCTTTAGCCAAATGGAAAGATCTTTTTAAATTGTTTGTCCATCCAGCTGGATGGTATTTGGCTGGCGATGTTGTTATCGAGGGCATATATAATCTTAGTGCTTCATCGATGCCTATTGCATTACTAGATTCTGCAGCTGGCACAGCAATCTTTGAAGAAACCGCATTCGCAACACTTACACAAAATCAGTCAATTACTGGTATTATTATTGATGATAATGATAGCGATTCTCTTGCAGAAAGAGTGTCACTCATACGTCAAATTCAACTATTCAATACTCTTACTATAGCAGGAATTGCAGATCAATACAACTCAATTATTGAATTTGCTGACGAAAACTCACCTACATTCGATGAGGATTCTGATGGAATCATTCGCGCAGTCGATTTCTCTAATACAATAGAAACAATGGATATGAATAAATTTGATTACGGTAATCCGCTACAATATCAAGATTCCGCGTAATATTTGTTATAAATAGAATCAACACAACAGGAATTAATTATGGCACAACAATCTATTTCACTTGGAACATCGGCTAATGACGGCACTGGAGATACGCTCAGAGACGCTGGCCAGAAAATCAATGAAAACTTTACAGAGCTCTATGGTGACTATATCAGCATAAGCTCATTACAATCAATCGCAGCGGCAAGTGCAGACTTTGACGCATTTAAGACAGCAATCGCAGCACTATAAGTAGGACCTAAAATGTCAGCCATCATCACAGATTATTTTAAAAGAGAATTGGTCCAAAACATTTTTGAAGATGTTGCCGATTCGGCACAAAACTATTATATCGGTATCGGTAGATCACAGGATTGGGATTCTTCGGATACCCCAACAGTGCCAATCAATTCTCTTAGGGAAGAACTTCAGTTTAGATTGAATATGCAATCTGTTAAAAGAACCGCTGACGTATCATTTGTTGTTCCTCGCAAAAACTGGTCTTCTGGTTCGATATATTCTGGGTATAATACTAACCAGGTTGGACAGCCTACGAATTCACATTATGTTATTACTGATAACAACTCTGTTTATATCTGTCTTGAACAAGGTAAAAGTGCAAGCGGCGCGGGTGTTGCATCTACAGTTAAACCGACTAGTTCTGCATCAACCCCATTTAAAACGGCGGATGGATATGTGTGGAAGTTCCTATACACACTTGCTGCGGTTGATGCAAACAAATATTTGTCTGCAAACTATATGCCAGTAAAACTACAGGATGCTACAGATTCGGCATCGTCAGCTACAGCTATTGAACAATATTCTATCCAACAAGCTGCAGTTGATGGTCAAGTTGCTGGTATCACTCTTACTTCTGGCGGATCTGGTTATACTTCTGCACCGACGGTAACAATTATTGGTGATGGCGATAGCGCGGAAGCAGTAGCAACGATTCTTGGCGGATCGGTCGTTAAAGTTGAGATGAGGGATTCTGCATCAACAATCTTTAACGGAAGCGGATATAATTATGCTAATGTTGTTTTTTCTGGAGGAGCTGGAATAGGTGCAGCGGCAAGAGCAAATCTCTCATATCTAGGTGGATTTGGTTCAGATCCTAGAATTGATTTAAAATCAACTGCACTTATGTTTAACGCAAAGCCTTCGGGTGCTGAAAACGAAGATTTCATTATCGGTCAAGATTTTAGACAAGTTGCACTGATGAGAAATATTAAAAATGCGGCAACAGATTCTGATTATTCTTCAGAGACCGGATCAGCACTTGATTATATGACACTTTCATCTATATCAACTGCGTTCTCTCCAGATAGGACAATTCTTGGTGGAACATCTGGAGCAAAGGCGTATGTAGATAGATTCGACTCAGACAAAATCTATTATCATCAAACAGAAGCAACCGGGTTTATACCATTTCAATCATCAGAATCTGTTACCGAAACAGATGGTGCTGGTAGCGGTGTTATCGGAACACCACTCACAGTAGGTGATATAAATAAGTTCAAAGGTGAGGTATTCTACATTGATAACCGCGCTGCCATCGAAAGGTCGGCTGCTCAGACAGAAGACCTTAAGATTATCATCCAATTATAAGACAGGTTTAACATATGGTCGACCAATTAATCAAGAATACATTTAAAAACACATATAGAGATGATTACAGCGACAGCGCTGGTTTTCATCGTGTTCTCTTTAATAACGGCCGTGCAGTTCAAGCGCGTGAGTTAACACAGCTACAAACTATTATTCAATCTGAGATTACTCGCTTTGGCAATAACATCTTCAAAGAAGGTGCTGCAGTAAATCCAGGTGGTATTAGTGTTAATCAGATTGAATTTGTTAAACTTAATACAGCATCAAATACATTACCATCAAATACTTCGACTATCATTGGGACTGAGTTCACAGGTGCGACGTCTGGAATTAAAGCAACGATCGTTGATGTTAAAGTTGCTGCTGGTGCAGATCCAGCAACAATATACGTGAAGTATAACGACGGGCTTTCTAGCGGCGCTTCAATCAAGTTTTCTCCTGCTGAAGATATTGCAAACGGTTCTGTTACACTTACGGTACAAACCACAAATACAACGTTGAATCCAGCTACTGGTCGTGGTCTTTCAGGCAACGTTGCAGGTGGGGATTTCTACGCAACAGGACGTTTTGTATACGCACCAAAACAAACATCGATCATTTCAAAATACACAACCCTGTTAACTGATGATCTTGGTTTTAAGATTGTTGAAGATATTGTTACTGCAAATGATGATGTAACTCTTTATGATAACTCTGGTGCGCTTCCAAACACTTCTTCGCCTGGCGCTGACAGATACAGAATTCGTCTTACTCTTGATATTAGAAGTAATGTTGATTCGGATGAAAACTTTGTTTACATTGCCAAAATCAGAAATGGTATTATCGTATCTGATGTTAAAGCAGAATCAGAAGATAATTATAATAAACTTACAGACGTTTTAGCTCTTAGAACAAAAGAAGAGTCAGGCAACTATATTGTTAAACCATACACATTATCTTTTGACGACGATTCTGATGCAACTAAACTTGATATTCACGTTTCTCCAGGCACTGTATACGTTAACGGATATAGAGCAAATAAAGACTTTAACACGAATATCGTCGTAACAAAACCTAGAACAACCCAGACGGTAAACAATGAAGTTGCAGCATTTAGCATTGGCAACTATATCGTCATTGATGGGAATAAAGGCCTACCAAATGTAAACGAATTCGAACTTATGAATTTACGTTCAGCTACAGCTCATGGTGGATCTACTATTGGTACAGCAAGAGTTCGTGCGATTGAAGAGAATGGTAACGGCAACTATCGTCTTTACATTTTCCAATTATCAATGAACTCTGGACAAAACTTCAGAGACGTAAGAAGCATTGGTACTTCAACTTCCAACTATTCAAATTTGGTTCTTGAAAACTCTCAGGCAGTTCTTAAAGATGCAAGTAATAGCTCGCTTCTAGTAAGTCTTCCAACATCTAGACCTTCAGTATTATCCGATATTTCACTTGCAACTCAACGTAGATTTACAACATCAACGAACGGTTCAGGGCAAGCGACACTTACACTTTCAGCCTCAGGTGAAACATTTGCGAATACAAACGATTGGGTTCTTGCACTAGCAGACAGTGATATTATTTCTGGCGCAACAATTACTGGAGCTGGTACTACAACAGCTTCCCTCTCAGGACTTCCAGCATCTGAAGCAAATCTTGAAGTTATTACTTATGTTAATAAAGCAGCTGCAACAGTTAGATCAAAAAGCCTTGAAACAGGTGCTGATACAATTGCATCATTCGATTCTGATGGCAATGGACTTATCTATGCAAATCTATCAAAAGCTGATATCTATTCCTTTGACGGAATTACATTGTCGGATTCTTCTGGCAGATCACTTGTAAGTAAGTTTACTATTGATAACGGCCAAAGAGACAACTTCTATGATCTAGGTCGTATTATTTTGAAACCTGGACAATCGCTTCCAACAGATAACGTTGTTGTTCAATATCAATATTTTGATCACGGTGTTTCAGGCGACTTCTTTGCCGTTAACTCATATACAGGCGAAGTTGACTATGAAGATATTCCTTCACACACCCTAGCAGGTGGGACAACTGTTTCTCTTAGAGATGTTCTTGATTTCAGATCAGTTGTTAACTCCTCACAAACATTTGGAGCAGGAGCAGTTCTTCACGAACTTCCACAAACGAACGATACCATCCAAGCTGACGTTACATACTATCTTGGAACAAGAAATAAAGTTGTTATTACAAATAATAATGAAATCAAGTTTATTTCAGGTAAGTCTGCTATTTCACCAAAATATCCAGAAACCCCTGAAAACTCGCTTGAGCTTTATAGAGTTACATTAAACCCATATGTTCTCTCTCCTTCTGATTTGACCGTTGAAAAGATTGACCATAGACATTATACTATGTCAGATATCGGTCGTCTTGAGGATCGTATTGATAAGCTTGAAGAATTAACTTCTCTTAGCTTACTCGAACTCGATACAAGCGCATTGAGTGTATTGGATTCGGCTGGTCTTGACAGAACAAAATCCGGTTTCTTTGTAGATAACTTTGCTGATCACACATTCACTGATGTTGCATCATCAGAACACAGAGCTGCTCTTGATCCGGTTAACAAAGCATTAAGACCGACTTCAAGTGAAGATGCTATTACTCTTCAATACGACTCCGCGGCCTCAACAAATACGATTCTTAAAGGTGACAACGTATATCTAAACTATACACATAGAACGATATATGACCAATCTTCCGTAACAGGTACGGAAAACGTAAATCCATTTATTTTAATGGATTGGCTAGGTAACATTACAATGTCACCGTCAAGTGATAGTTGGATCGAAACCCAGTGGACCGCAGATAGAATTATTAATGGTGGCACAAGACTTG